TCATTTCTTTCTCTCCCACTTAATGCAAACAACCCTTCGGTTGTAAACATCACCAGTCCAAGTCCACTTAATACATCGGTACTCTATGGTTGCCGCCAAGAGAAAGGCGATCACGGAAATGCCCAAATAACAATATAACTACAATAAATGACAAAACAAACAAGAAAGACTGCCGCAACAAATGCTTCGGCAAAGTCTCTCATTACTCTTCTGTCATTGGCTGAACAGCACCACGGGCAGCACCAGTAGCAAAGTCTTGAACCGCATCACGACCCCAATCAATGCCAAACTTCTTACCAATCCTGATAGCCTCTTGAATCTTCTCTTGGTCAAAAGCCCCATTCTTCTGCTGAAGTGCTGAGAAAACTTTTACAGCATCACTAGGATTTAACAATAAGGTCTTGAGCTTCTCTTCTGTTGCTGCGGATGCCTTGTTTGCCCAGAACTTACTCATCAATGAGCTAATGGCATAAAACGGCCCAGAAACAGGGTTTGTAAAGCGTGAGATAACTTGCTCTGGAGGAATGCCAACAACGCTCTCAAATGGTGTTTTAGGTACTGTTTCAACCTTAAACGGCACATTGGTTAAGTCTCTGTTAAGTCTGCCAGAAACCAAAGCAAAGTCTTGAATTTTCTGAGCGTATGTTGGCCCAAACACCCTGTTAAAAACAGCCGCTTTTGTTCTGTCATTCAACGTTGCAACTGGATCACCCGCACGAACAATGTCATCCAACATGAAAGAACGAGCCGCATTTACTGCATCCTTGTTTGACCCATATTGTTGCATGAACTTGTTTGTAAAGTTCACATCGCCATACATTCTAGAAACCAAGTCTTGTGGACTCTTAAAGCCACCAGAACTAACGATTTGGTCACCAGCAACCTTCTTAAAGGCGGCATCCAAACGATTACGCTCTGCTATTAGGGCAGTAACATTGTTTGAAGCAGTACGAAGCTCATCCTCTAAGCCTGGCACTAAAGACATTCCACCTTGGTTTTTGGTTAGCCACTTGTTAGCCGCTTTGGGGTCTATAACATCGTTCTTGAGAGCCGCACGACTAAAACTGTCGTAGAAGGCATCCCTAGCAACACGAACACCCTCTTCACCCGTAGCCTTGATAAAGTCATCAACATTAGACTTGTTACCAATAATTGCAGGAGCAATCTGCTCAACAAACTTCTTGCGGTCAACAGCCTTCAATGTTTCAGAGTTGAATGGCAGACCAACTTTTTGGAAGTAAGAGGCATCAGCATTGCGATAAGCCTGAACAAAGTCAGGATCAAGGTTATCAATATGTCCACCAACACGGGCTTTCAATTCAGACAATAGGCGAATATCAGCGGGTACGCTTGTTTTACGCAATTGCTTGTTAATTTCTCGCTTTAAGGAGTCCAAATCTTCTACTGTAGCGGCAGAGAACTTAATTCCACCCTCGGTCATTGGCTTACCTTCTGCGGTCAGAATAGGGCTTGGTGCTACTTCTGAAGGACGGAACTTCACACGAACACGATTGTAGATAGATGGGAAAGTCTTAAAGATGTCAGATGCTTGCTCACCCGCAACAAAGTTGAAAATGTCATCAACAGAGCCAGCAGGTAATTCAACATTCTTCTGCTTGGCAATATCAAAAGCCTCGGTATAAAGTGGCTTAACCAACTTATAAGCGGCATCTTCTTTGGCTGCAACAAGAGTAGAAACCCGCTGACCAAACACATTGGGGTCAAGAGTTGCATCTTTGTAAGTATCTGCAATCTGCTCATCAATGGTGCGAGTCCTACGGGCTTGTGGTTTAGCCAAGTCAAGTGGAGAAATATTTACACTAACTTTAGATGGGTCACCAAACAATCGAACCTGACTAGCAGCTAAAGCCTGTTTTGCTTGCTCAAACTGATTGCCATACTGCGCCCTGAATACAGGGTCTTTAGCAGAAAGACTTTGAATCAATTGATTGACAACAGGATTGTCTGCTAACAAAGAACTCACAGGCATCTGTATTGGCGCACCACCAGGTGTCTTCAATGAAAGATTCTGTTGTGCTTTGGCGGCTTTGGTAATCGTATCCATGATTGTTGGATCAGCAGAACCTGCGGCAATAAAGATATTGCTAATGCGATTGTCTACATCTCTAAGTAATTCATCTTCAGGAACAGTTCCACGAACCTTACTCCATTGAGAAGCGGCAACATCAAATGCTTTACCAGCTAAAGGAATGGTTTTTAATGTTGTTCCTAAAGCATAAGAACCACCGCCACCACCTACGATACTGCCGACAACTCGACCAGTAGTAGGAGCGCCCATTTTTTCACCAATATATTCACCCGCTTGACCACCCGCTTCAGCAGTAGAGCCAATAACTTGTTGTTCAGCAGGACGCATCAATGTTTGACCAAACAAACCCATGCGCCTTGTAGCCGCTAATGCTGGAAATAGATAACTATATGGCGAGGTAACTGCTTCTGTACCTTCTGCTGCAATCTTTTGAAAACCACCTTGAGGCTCTGCACCAGTAGTTCCTAAAGTCTCCATGACACTTTTATAAACAGGCTGACGACCTGCTTGAAATGTCTCAACAATTCCACCTTGTGTGGGTGCGGGAGCGACAGTACCTCCACTAGCCCTCATACCCATCGTTAAGGGATTAACACCTGCACGTTCCAATGCAGAAAATATAAGGTTAGATAAACCAGATGTAGTTCCTGTAAAACTGGCAACACCTTTTCGTGCGGCTTCAGCCATTACAGCACCCGTAGAAGGTGCTGGTTTTCCAGATAATTCCTCTAGTTCAGCATCTGTTAAAGGTGTATCGCTTTGATACCGCTTACCATCAATTTCGTAAACCGCCATGATGTATCCTTATTCTTCAACAACAGTAACAACTTTACCGCTTTTTAATGTTCTAGTATTGGTTTTCTTTTCTGCACGACCAGCACCTGAGAACTCTGGGAAATCAAGGGCTTGGTCAACACGAGCCTTTTCGTAGCCAGGATTACTGTAAGCAATTTTGCGTTGTGCTTCGATTTCAGTCGTAGCTTTGTTTGTAGAAACTTTCTTAATAGCTAAAAGTGTCTTCTTAATTTTTTCTTGTGTGTCAAGAGTTGGAGTAGACGTAAACAATCTAGCTACGTAATCAGCAGTTCCACCAAGCAATGAAGGATCAGCGCCAGCCGCTAACAATTCCTTCTGACTTAAATCTCCAGAACCAGAAATAGCCCTAGCAAATTGTGTTTGCGCTGCCCTAAAAGATGCAAAGTTGTTTGTATCAATAGAGTCTTGGATATTTTCCAAAGCATTATCAGCAGCAGTTACTGCTTTAAGTTGAGGATCAATCGTGCGTTGAACACTTGCCCTAAATGCTGGAATATCTGCCAAGGCTTTGTCACCAGGCAATACATTGGTAATCGTAGTACCTTTTGCTTCACTCTTGGCCTTAATTACCGCTTGTACTTGTGCCAACAGCGGAGAACCTGGGGGCAATGTTGCGGCATATTCTTGAAGTTTTTGAATGTCAGGTTTTGTCTCTGCTTTTTCAGGCTTCTCAATTTGCATTTCAAGAGATTTAATTGTTCGGCTTACTTTGTTAATAGCTTCATCTCTTTCAGGAGATGCTTCCATTGCATTTAGCTTATCTAGTGCAAGTTCTAATTGAGATAAACGATCTGAAATTTGAATTTTCTCTGGAATAGCTTGTTGACGCTCACGACTAGCTTGAGCAATACGTTGTTTAGTTAAAGCACTCTCGCTTTGAGCCTTACGAGCATACTCAGCAAGAGCAAAAGAACCTTGTTGATCGCCCATTTGTGCCAACATCTGAGCGCCTTTTAAAATCGACTCAGGATCAGATTGATCTAGTTGACCAAGAATCTGTTGACGAGCACTAATCATCTTTAGTTGTGGGTCTTCAATACCCATAGCACCCGCAATGCCACGACCTAGCTGACCAACACTAGCCTGAAGTCCCGCTTGAGCCGCAGCACCAGGCGAGAGTTGAGCCAATGCAATGCCACGATTTAAGTCTTGCCCATATTGTTGGTTTTGATACATTTGTGGAGTCATACCAAACAGACCCGCTACGATATTTTCTGCCATGATGATTCCTTACAAATATAAGCCGAGGTCTTGATTACCATAGGCTAGACCAGTTCCAAAGCCTGATGAACCTAAACCCGTATTGCTAAACGCTGATTGAAGGCCACCACTAAGCAATCCACCTATTGCTGAACCAAACTGAGCATTAGGATTACCTGCCGCAATCAGACTTTGAGCGCCAAGGTTTCTTGTTGCATCTGCACTTGTTGCCAAAGCAGTACTCAATCTAGCGCCTTCTAGTCCTAATTGACCTGCTCTTGCACCTGCAGTCGATGCAGTTTGACCAAGTTGTGCGCCTAAAGTGAAAGGTTGTTGACCCAAAGCCTCAAGACCCTGAACCTGACCCATTGCAGTCGTGTAAGGAGCATAAGCGGCTTGTTGACCTGCATAGTACTGACCCATTGTCTGAGCGCCTTGACCAAGTAATCCCGCACCAAATGCAACATTCTGTTGTCCATACTGTTGGGCATTAGCCGCCAATTGAGCCTCTTGTTGCGCTCTAGCGTTGTACAAAGCCTGTAGTTCAGGAGTTGTAGCACCCATAGTGCCACCTTGAGCAACAGCCAAACCGCCACGACCTTGTTGTTGTAGTCTGTTTTGCAGATTAGCTAACTCTAATTCTCTGCCTGGTTGCAACAAAGCCATCTGTTGATTGAGATAGTTCTGAGCAACAGCTTCAGGAGATTGAGCCAAGTATTGATTACCAAGGTTAAACAAGTTCTGAGCGCCTGTTTGAAGAGGAGCAAATTGAGCTTGTGCTTGTTCAGCTTGAGTCAGACCTGCATTAGACAAAGCCATAAACCTGTCTTGTTGGGCTTTAGCTTCAGGGCTTAATGTGTATCCTGCGCTTGTCAACTGACCTGTTTTAGGATCAAAGCCAAACTGTGAAGTACCAAATCTAGTAGTCATGCCAACAGGTCGGAAAGCGGCAGCTTGTTTAGCTGCAGCAGTTTCAGCATCAATCATTGCTTGTGCTTTTTGAGCAGCTTCCCTAGATTGTTGCATTTGAAGCAGATTACCTGCTGTTCCTAGTCCACCAGAAATCAGATTACTAACACCTGTTCCACCACCAAGAACACTATTAACAACAGAACCTACACCTGCGTTAGTGATTGCGTTTGTAACTGCTGCGGGAAGAACACTTGTTGTTGCTCCTCCTGCAGCTCCTCCTAAAACAGAAGATGCGCCACCCAATAAAGAAGCTGCACCCAATCCTGCGCCAGGCAATCCTGTTTCTGCAGCCACAATATCTGCTATTGTCATTCCAGCAGTCAAACTACCTGATGTTGGCAATCCTGCTTCTAGTGCCGCAATGTCAGCGGCTGTCAATCCTGCTGTAAGACTACCACCTAACAATCCCGATCCAGTTAACCCCGCTTCTGCAGCCGCAATTTGCGCTGGTGTAAAACCTGCCGTTAGACTTCCTAACCCCGCTGCACCCCCCAAACCTGTGGCTGTTGCACCTGTGCCATAAACACCTAAACCTGCATCTAAAGCACTTAAACCTGCCGTACCTGCTGCTCCTGCACCACCTAACAGACCTGCGGCATTCAAACCAAGATAAGCACCGCCAATGATTAAGGCAGGTTTTACCCAACTTGGAACATCAGCGCTATCTCCACCAGATTGAGAATAAAAAAGAGGTTTACCAGTAGCGTCAAACTCAACGCCATAAGCAGTAGAGTCTTTTCCAGCAAAAGTTCCACCCCAGATATTGTCTCCTGCTCTATCATAGAAAGGCTTAATTGCCTCTCCTGTGGCTTTATTGAAGAACTCTGTTTCTCCATTAGCAGTAGTGCGCTGACCAAAATCATTGATGTCTTTAATACCTTGACCAGCCAACATTGTAGCCATGTCATAGGCGTTCTTTTCAGCAGAACCAAAACCTTCACCAACCCACTTATCTGTAGTTCCCTGAGCTAAAATCTGATTAGCTATGTTGCCTACTGCACCTGTTGTTGGCATAGTATTGACAACTTGATTTCGTGCATAACCAAGGAAATTACTAAGTTGTCCTGCCTTAATATCTCCACCAAATCTCTCAATCTCTCCTTGAGTTGGCGCTCTACCTAAAGTATCTTGGAACAGTTTGACTGTAGGATCAACAGGAGCAGTAGGTGCAACAGGAGCAACAGGAGTTGGCGTAGGCGTAAGTAGTCCAGGTGTAGGCGCAATTGCAGCTTGATAAAGACTAGCAATCTGTGCCACGGGAGTTCCAGTTACCGCTGCTAATCGAGTAGGAGTAACCCCTGCTTCTTGCATTGTTTTAGCAATTACAGCATCACTTGCGCCAGGATTAGCATTAAACCATCCAAGAATATCAGCATTAGTTACACCTGTAGAGGTAGGATCAACAATTTTAGGAGCTAGTAATACTTGTTCTTGAGCTGAACGATTTGCTAATTCTGCTTGAGCAGCTTGCATAAACGATGCTTGTTCAGTAGGGTCTACAGAACCCCCAAAGGCACTTTGCCAGAAAGCTAACCCTTCAGGATCAGGCGCACGACCTAAAATCTGGGTATAAAGTTGTTCTACAGTTGTAGCCATGATTACTCCTTATTGTGGCGCATCAGGCCAAGTAATAGTCCAAGGGAAACCTGTCTGCGTAGTGACATCACGCAAGGCTTGACGATAGGTAGCCCATACTGCTTTGTCAACAGGAGCATCAGCTACTTGTGTCCAATCACAGTCTTTTAGTTTCTCATCCCTTGAAGCACGAACACTCTTAGCCTTTTCAGCATCCTTAGTGGCTTTGTAGGCAGTCTCTTGTTCAGCAGCAGTAGTAGTTACACCATCAACCACTTGGTCAATAAACACAGGGCCAAGGATATATTTGGTGTACCACTTACCATCAATCTGCTCAACACCAGAGGCTTGAGAGTATTGATAAACAGTACCGCCTGTAGCTTGTGCGCCTTCAAAGACTACATCAGCACCCAAAGCCGTTAAGACTTCAGTTGTTGTTATGTCCCATGATGGGCCACCATTGGCTTTTGTGTATGCACGAAATTCTGCTTCGTACATTACTGCGCCTGTTTGTGTTCTGATTTGCATATAAGTCCTTTAAGCTATGGCAATGCCAATGTAGGTGGCAGATGAAACATTGATATTGGTTGCTGATAGCTGATTAACAATAAATCCTGTGCTGTCAGTATCTACGCTATCGTCTGTAGTGACTTCAGCGGCTGTTGAATTAAGGCTAAGGTGCGGGTCATTCCCACTCACAATTCCTCTAGCCGAATCCCAACAATACCAGTCCCCTGTAGAGTCGGTGCGCTTAATGAGAATCCACCTCGCCCCGCCTGTAAAGCCACAGTTAATTGTCTGTGATGAGCCATTTCCTGTGTAATTGAAGCACTTGGAAACACCTGCACAAGTTGCAAATAGGTAGGCGACATAAGTTCCACCAGAAGCATTAACTCTAACATGAGTACCAACTGCGAATGTTGTACTTGTTGGAGGAACCGCTACTGTATCCCAATAATTTAAAACATCAGTATTTCCACTAGCAACAGCACTTGCATAATTTAAATAATTGTTAGAGCCGTAAGCCATAGCAGACGACCAAGTAGGCCAAATTTCTGCTGAATCTCTACGCTTAACAATAATTAATTCTGGGGCTACAGTTAGATTATGCGTAACAGTTCTATTGCTTCCCGTCCCTGTATAGCAAACCACATCAAAGAAGCTAGGGGCACGTTTGAAGTTCCAGTTAACTGAAGAGAATCCAGAGAATCCCGCAGAGATTTGATAGCCAGTGTTATTGGCGGTGTTTACATAATCACCAGAAGTTTCTGCGCTTGTATCGCTTGTTATCAATTGCGGGTCAACAGGCGATGTGTTGGTAGAAGCCAGCCCCCGCAATCTGTCATAAGCAATTGTGCCAAGCGTAATTGTTCTGCCTTTTATCAACGTCATATCAACAGGAAACCCTGTAGTGACAACTTGGTTGGCTGAATATGTTGCAGTCTGAGGACTAAACACCTTAGTCGCATCAGTAGGCACTTTCATTGGGCCTCTACGAATGGCTATGTAGATGTGTTGTGTGTTTGCTCCAGTTTGCCCATATTCAAATCCTGTAGCGGTTGGAGTGCCAAACCCGTCACCGCCTTCTGCACTGGATGAATTAGGAGTAAGAAACCTGTCGTTGCCTAACTGTGACCACCCCCGCATTGTGTCAAGCAGTCTCCAAGAATACCCTTCTGCGCTCACTACCTTAGTAATTAAGAATTGAGGCTCATAGCCAAGGTTAACTGTTGCATAACCAGAACTATCAGCAGTAAACGACCCACACGAAATAACATTGTCTGTACCAGTTAGGCCAAAGCCTCCTGCGTCACTTGCAAAAATATATGCCACATAAGTGCCACCAGAAGCGTTAACAGTTGCATCAGTTCCAATAGAAAAAACTGTGCTTGTTGGAGTTGTTGAATTCCATCTAGTTGCACCAGTTGCTTTAGCGGCAGTAGTGTTTAATACAAGATATTCAGTATTGGCTAAACTTGAATGGTAAACCTGCCAATCACCAGTGTTATCTGTTCGTTTCACCATAATACAAGCAGGAACAGAACCAAGATTGTGTGAAATAGTGCGATTAGAACCAGTCCCTGTCCATGTCACAACATCAAAAAACTTTGGCTGTTTTCTCCAAGTCCACGACACATACGGAATTGAAGATTCATTTAAATAATCGTTAAGAGTAAACCCATTTGTATTAAATGAAGTTGGGCCATACGCACCAGTTCCTTGTGGGCCTGATTCGTTTGAATATATATAGTTATATGACGCATTGCCACTTTTACCACGGGCTGAGTCATAAAGATGATGATAAATTGAAGCAGCAGCCCCACTTCTATACTTTAACCACACCAATCCACCATTGGTAGACAAGTCAACACCATTTGTAATGGTCTGTGTAGAGCCGTTGCCTGTATACAAATACGTGCTAAACACATCCTCAATGTAGTTAGGCACAGCAGGAACACCACCACCAAAGGCATCGTAACTAGCCGCACCAGAAGTTGCTTGTAATGGCATTAAAACCTCCAACCTTTGCTCAAATTCTCATGAGCAGTTATAACTTGTAAATTCCAAGGAACATGCATACCAGCTACGCCTTTGCCGTTAATTGGAACGATATGGTCAACATGGTGTTTTATACCAGTTTGTATATACCTTGCTTCAGAAACATCGTACATCTCTTGAATCATAGCTTTATCAATGGCTGTTAACCAAGATGGTGTAGCTGACTCTTGAGCCGCCCTACGCCTTGCTCTAGCCGCAACATAACGTTCTTTGTGGGCCTTGTAAAAGTTGCTTTGATAATCAGGATTACGCTCGTGCCAAGCCTTTGATGCTTTCTTCATATAGCCTTTTATTTTCTCAGGATTGGCTTTAGCCCATGATTCAAACAACGCTTTGACTTTCTCAGGATTGTCTTTGCGATACTGTTTGGCATAAGCACTACGCTTATCCCTGTTTTTCTCGTCATATTTTTTGCAGATGGCGGCTTGTTTCTCAGGATTCTTAGCCCTCCACTCACGCAAATACTCACGAGTTTTCTTTCTGCTTTCGTCAATGTTTGCAAGTCTTCTGTCGTTCTGCGCTTTGACACGGCACTTTCTGCAAGTACCATAGTGCTTGTTCCTGCGCTTATCCATTTGGAATTCATCCAATGGTTTGTCAACATTACATCTTTTGCAGATACACATGATTAGGCTTTAAACTGAGTCACAGAGGCAAGAACTGTAAATGTACCAGACGAAACTTTAATAATGAGGTAGCGGTAACTATCAATGCCACTAGCATTACCCGCAGTAGGCGCACCACCTAACCAACGTGTCGTAACACCTGATGTAGTGCCATCAACTTGCACAGCAGAGTTGTAGTAAGCAGTAGAGCCTTGAGTGACTAAGAAAGCCACAGTCATTGATTGACCTGTACTCATCAAAGTGTTGAGTGACGTACCACTAGAGGCTCTAAAGTTAACTGTCCAGTTAGCACTTGCGTTACTTGTGTAATACAAAACAGACTGAGTGGTAATGTCGTAGTTAATCGTTCCAGTAGCCGCAGTAGCTGAAACAGTTGCCACTTCAGCCGCATCGTTTAAGACAATGGCAGTAGCTGATGATGAACCTGAGAATGTCTGGGTAGCAGTGAATGTCTGAGCAGAATTGGTAACTGCTGTGTTAGCGTTGTAGGCTTGTACGTTAGTTCCGATTGCCAAGCCTAAGTTAGTCCGAGCAGTAGCAGTATTGGATACGTCAGATAGGTTATTAGTGTTAACTAAGAATCCACCTGCGGTAAAAGCAGCCTGTGACCAAGCCGATCCTGTCCACACATAAAGAGTGCTTACTGTTGAATTCCAGTACAAAGCACCTGTTAGGAGAGCATTGCCATCATTGTCTACAGAAGGAGCAGAAGACTTAGAACCTAAGTATCTGTCATCAAAAGAATCATAACTAGCCGCTGCCGCTGTTGCTGAAGAAGCCGCATTTGTCTCGCTTGTAGAAGCATTAGAAGCACTTGTTGCCGCATTGGAAGCAGA